AAAACAAGCAGTAGAAGAAAATGATATAGTAGGAGTATTAGATGCTATATTAGATATTACTTATGTAGGATTAGGAAATGGCGCTTTGGTGTTTGGTTTAAAAGACAAAATTGAACCAGGTTATGCTGAAGTACAAGCCTCTAATTTATCTAAAGTTTGTAAAACAGAAGAAGAAGCACTTGAAACTGTACGAGTTCGTACTATTCAACAAGGTGAACGTTGTCACTTTGAAAAAGTAGGAGACAATTATATTGTGTATAGAACTAGAGATATGAAGGTGATGAAATCAGTAAACTACTTTAAACCAGACTTAAAAAAATTCTTCTAAATGTATCAAGCAATCCATTATGATTTCTCTACTTATACTTACCATCTTCGTGATGATAAGAGTGGTTGGCACGAATTTAAATTTCAACCCACTTATTATAAACGAGTAGATGAGCATGAGGAAGGAGCACAACCTGTATTAACAGGAGGGTGGGCTATACCTACTACAAAATATAATAAAGATGACACTAACTTATTAGAAAAAGATATTAATAAAGAATTAGTTGTGTTACGAGAACTTTACTATAAGTATGATGACGTAATTCCTTCATTTCATAATATTGTACATTTAGATATTGAAATAGAGATGGGAGGCGCTTTAACACCTGAATACATTAAAGCTGCTCCCATGCCTATTACTTCAATTGCTTTAATTGATATGACTACAAAAACAAAAATATGTTTTATTGTAGATAAAAGTAAAGAAATAGAAGAAACAAACCAAGATGGTAAACAAATTATTCCTTGTGGTTCTGAAAAGGAACTAATTAAACGTTTTTTAGACAAATGGGAAGAATTAGATCCAACAATTGTAGTAGGATGGAATAGTGCTTATTTTGATATTCCTTACATATATTTTAGAATTCAACAAATACTAGGTGATGAAGTATTACGTATGTCTCCTATACGAAAAGTAAATTACAGAGAATTTAATGGTGAAATACAAGTTAATATAGCTGGTGTTAACCATTTAGATTATATGTTACTTCATAAAAAGTATATTATGAAGGAAGAGCCATCATATAAATTAGGAGAAATAGGAACTAAATATGTTGGGTTGGGAAAGTTAGAATATGAAGGTAATCTAAATACATTATTTAAAAATGACAAAAATGCTTTTATAGATTATAACTTACGAGATGTTGAAATCATTGAAAAACTAGAGGAAAAATTAAAATTTATCGAGCTAACAATTATGATCTCTCATATTTGTAATATACCTTATGAAAGTATTTATTATAATACAGTAATGAATGAAGGTGCTATTCTAAAGTATTTAAAACGAGAAGGTATTGTATCACCAAACAAACCGACTACCCATAATCCGTCTTTAAAAGCAAATACTGCATCGTATGCTGGTGGTTATTTATTAGAACCAATTCCAGGTCTATATTTTGATGTAATTGATTTAGACTTTACCTCATTATACCCCTCAATTATGAAATCATTGAATTTGGGTATTGAAACATTAGTAGGTAGAATTAAAGTAGATAGTAATCCAACATATGAACAACAACATTCATTAGAAAAACTTAAATTAAGAAATCCTGATGAACAAGTAATTATTGAAAGATTAAACAAAAGTAATTATACTCTTAAATCAGCTCAAATAAAAATAGGAGATTTAATTAAATTAATAGAAAAAAACGAATACACTATATCAGCGTCAGGAGCTATATTTAGAACTGATGAAAAAAGTGTTGTAGCAACTATATTAGAAGGATGGTTTAATAAACGAGAGCACTATCGAGGATTAAAGAAAAAAGCAGGTAAAGACGAAGATTGGGCTAATTATAAATTATATGACTTATTTCAACATGCATTTAAGATTTTACAGAATGCGATGTATGGTACATTTGCAATTAGTGGATGGAGATATACTGATGGTCAATTAATTTGTAGTGCTGCTATTACTAATTCAGGACAAAGATTAACTTGTGAATCAATTGACTTTGTAAATAATAAAATAAATACTGAATTAGGAGTTGAAAAACAATATGTCTGCATTTCAGATACAGATTCAATGTATATTGTATTAGGAGATCTACTTAAACATAGATACCCAGATCTTAAACCTGAAGAAAAAAATGATAAAACACTTAAATTAGCAATCGAAATACAAGACGAAGCAAATGCTGATTTAAATCGTATAAGTAAAAACTTATTTAATATAGCATTTAACACTCATTACTTTCAATTAAAACAAGAGGTAATTTGTTCTAGTGTATTAACTACAGGTAAACGAAGATATGCAATGTATGTTACTAATAAAGAAGGTGTTGCAGTAGAAGAACTAGACATGAAAGGACTTGAATTAATGAAGTCTAACATGAATAAGTTATTTAAGAAATTTGGAGAGGATTTTATCAAAAATATATTATTTGGTAAAGAAAAATCAGAAATAGATGATGATATAGTTACATTCTATAAAGCACTAAAAACATTAGACCCAAGACAATTAGGTAAACCAACAGGAGTAAAACAAATACATAACTACCATCTACCAGCTAAAGCAGGAGATATGTTTAGTGGTTTTAAAATAAAAGCACCATACAATACTAAAGCAGCTATTCGTTACAATGATTTACTTAAATTTAAAAAATTAGATAAAAAATTTGAATCTATAATTGAAGGAGATAAAATATTTGTAATTAACTTAAAACAAAATCCCTACAATTTAGAAACAATTGGTTTACCAAACGCCCAAGTACCTCCAGCAATAGAAGAATTCGTTAAAACATATATTGATGTTGAGGAGATATTTGACTCGTTATTGGCCAATAAGTTAAAATCATTATATCTTGATCTAAAATGGGATTTTCCAGCACTTAACAAAAATGTTGGTAAATTTTTTAACTTTTCGTAATATGTATAATAAATAATAAAATACCATGAAAAAATCAGAATTACAGCAAATAATTAGAGAAGAAATACTAGAAGCAATGGCTGCTCCACCAACTCCCGCAGCAAAAACCGGATCAGTAGCAGGAGGTTCAATATCAACATTAACAGCTGCATTAAAAGGTATAGGCATCACAGACCCAAATATTACTAATATTCTTGGAAAATTAAAAAATCTTAAATATACTCCATCAATGACTGAAAAACAAATTATAACGGATGTATTTAGAAAGATGATGACTACTAATGATGATATAGCTTTATCTAAAGTTTTTAGCGCTTTAAAACAGATGGAAGCAAAATAAGTGATTAAATTAATTAATATATTAAAAGAAATATATCTTGATGAAGCCATTGTGCGTGTTCCTCAAGAAATACTTAATAAAAGTAAAGAAATTTTTAATTATATTAAATCTCATTTAGAAGATTTAAAAACTAAATCACCTAAAGATTATAACCAACCGTATATTGATTCTAAATTTAAGGATTATTTTAAATTTAAAGATCTTAAAAATCAAGATTTAGTTATTAGCATAGGATTTTATAATGATCCTAAAGATGCAGGTGCAGGAAGAATGGATACTACAGATGGTATTCTTTTAATTAATTTATCTTTATTTGATCCTAATAATTTAGAAGATTTTGAAGAGTTAATTGAACATGAATTAGTTCATGCTATGGACCCTAAAATTAAAGACATGAGTATATACAAAGGTATAGCTCATAAAGGAACAGAACCTGCTGGAAGTAATTTTGCGCGTTCTCTAGATAAATCTGCCCTAGGAAATACTAAATCAGAATTTGAAAAAAATTATGAAAAATATTTAAAATCACCTTGGGAGTTTGATGCATTTTCAGCACCACTAATTAATACTCTTAAATTTAATATAAATAAATTTCCAAATGATCCTGCCTATAGAAATTTACTAATTCAATTATTATCAGATATAAAAACTAAAAGCATTGAACAAATAGTTAATGATGATAAATATGAAAAATTACCTTGGTTCTTTAGTAAAAAAGAATGGGATACTAAAAATTGGAATGATGTTTTCAAAGCATACCAATCTGAATTATATAAAATGAAAACTTGGTCAACTAAACCAACTTTATATCAACGTTTTACAAAAAAATTAGGAACAGAATTAATTTAAGACTTGGAATACCAAGTCTTTTTTTATATATTTAAAAAATAAAAGTTATATGATACCTAAATTTGAATTACAAGCAGTTATAAATAAATATTACCTAAACGGAATGAATGAAGCCGTTAAATGGGATATTAAAGATAAAAACTTAAACATTAAGTTTACTTCACCAACAAAAGAAATGATTGGAGAAGTAACACATACTGATTTTACCTTACCTGATGCAAACATTGGTATAAGTAATACTTCTCAATTATTAAAATTAATTAGTATAGCAAATGGAGATGTATTGTTGAGTTTTGTTAGGAATGGTAAATCATTTTCTAAACTAATTATCTCAGACAATCAATTTACCGCTAATTATACTTTAGCTGATATGTTAACAATTAATAAATCAGGTGCTTATAAAGGATCTGAAGATTATAATTTAACTACATCACTAGATAAGGATATTATATTAGCAATGATAAAAGCAAAATCAGCATTAGATGAAAGTCCTACTGTGATGTTAAAACCATCTACAAATATGGATGGTGAATTTGAGTTAGAGTTAGTGTTTGGAGGCGATATAGAATACTCAAACAAAGTATCTTATTACTTAGCTAACTTTGTTAAAAACAATGTATCACATGATTTTACATTAGGATTCAACTCAGATTTACTTAAAGAGATATTAGTAGTTAATAAAGATTCTGATGAAGCAAAATTGTCTATTAATTTAGAAGGATTGATGAAATTAGAATTTAAATCAGGTAACATAAAAAGTATTTATTACATAGTTCAAAAAGATATATAATGTTTTCAATAGTTAAACAATTTATAGATTGGAACGGGAGTCTATACATTATCAAACGTTCTCTTAAAGAGGATCGTTTACCTCAAGATTTAATACAAGAATTTAAAGAATTCGTATTAGCTGATACCGTAGTAAAAAAAGACGGAATATTACATTTTATCCAAAAAATCGATGAAGCTCAAATAATTGAAGAAGAAGAAAGTGAGCTTGGTGAAGTAATTGAAAATTAATATATTTATACAAGTAAAACAAGTTATAAAAAAATAAAATCTATGTCAAAATTACAAGCTGTATTCAACAGCATCATCGTTAGACCTCAAGAAGAGGAAGAGCAAACTTATGGTTCAATCGTTGTCCCGGATTTGGGGCGTGAAAAAGGCCTTAGAGGTACTGTTGTATCTGTAGGACCTGGCTATCACTCCGCAACAGGAATATTCATCGAATCATCACTTAAAGTAGGTCAAAAAGTTATTTTACCTCCAATGGGTCCTACCAAAATAGAAAGCGATGGCGAAGAATTTTGGTCGTGCAGTGAAAATATAGTATTAGCAATTATTAACGATTAAAATTAAGTTATGAACAAAAAAGTAGAATTTGGGCCTGAAGCCCGTAAAAAGATTGTAAAGGGTATTAATAAACTAGCAGATGCAGTTACATCTACTCTAGGACCCAATGGTAGAAACGTTATATACACTGAGTATGGCGAAGTAAGATCAACAAAAGATGGTGTATCAGTTGCAAAACAGATTTCAAATTTAGAAGATCCTATTGAAAATTTAGGTGTTGAGATGATTAAACAAGCATCTATCAAAACAGCAAATAATGCAGGTGATGGTACAACAACATCAACACTCTTAGCTCAAAAAATGATTAACGAAGGTTTATCATCATTAGATAAAGGAGCAAATGCAGTAGAAATTAAACGTGGTATTGATTTAGCTATTAAAGAAGTAGTAAATTGTATGCGTAAAGAAATTGCACAAGACATCACTTCAGAAAACCAATTAGAACAAGTAGCTACCATTTCCGCAAACAACGATCCTGAAGTAGGAAAATTGATTGCAACAGCAATGGAAAAAGTAGGTCGTGAAGGAGTAGTTCATATTGAAGAATCTAAAACTGGAGAAACATATCTTGAAACAGTAGAAGGTATGCAATTCGATAGAGGATATAAGTCACATTACTTTGTTACAAATAACAATGACATGTCTTGTACTTTAGATGAACCATTTGTTTTAATCGCAGATAAAAAGTTTGGTCAAGTAAAAGATTTATTACCAATTTTAGAATATGCTTCAACAAGTGGAAAATCATTATTAATCATTGCTGAAGATATTGATGGAGAAGCTTTATCTACTCTTATTGTAAATAAAATGAGAGGAACATTAAAAGTATGTGCTGTTAAAGCTCCTGACTTTGGTGATCGTAGAAAATTATTACTAGAAGATATGGCTATCATGACTGGTGGTGTAGTATTTTCTCCAGACAAAGGAATGAAATTAGATAAATTTGATAAGTCTTGGTTTGGTAAAGCTCGTTTAGTTACTGTAACTAAAGAAGAAACAACAATTGTTGATGGTAAAGGCGAAACAAATAAAATCGAAGCTCGAATTGATGAATTACAACAACAAATTGAAAAATCAATTGTGCCATTCGAAAAAGAAAAGTTACAAGAACGTTTAGCAAAATACATTGGTGGAGTAGCTATTATTCATGTAGGTGGAAATAGTGAATTAGAAATGAAAGAAACTAAAGACCGTGTTGACGATGCTTTACATGCTACAAAAGCAGCAATTGAAGAAGGTATTGTACCAGGTGGTGGTTCTGTTTTATTATATGCTCGTGAAGCAATTACACGAACAAGAATGGAATTAGATTCTGATCTTTATATTGGTAAAGAAATTGTTTACAAAGCATGTGCTGCTCCATTTATGAAAATTTTAGCAAACGCTGGTTATTCAGAAGGTGAATGTTATGGTTTAATTAATCAAATGGGTAAAGACAATTGGACAGGATATAATTTAAAATCTGAAACATTTGTAAACATGAAAGAAGCAGGAATTATTGATCCAGCTAAAGTAACTAGAAACGCACTAGAAAATGCAGCGTCGATTGCAGGTACAGTATTATTAACTGAAGCAGCAATTATCGAAATAAAAGACGATAAAAACGAAGCACCTGAAATGGGTGGAATGCCTGGGATGTACTAATGAAAAAAGAAGTATACATATTAATCGCCCGGAGAAACCCTCCAGGCGATAAATGGTGTTTAGTAGATGATACTACAAACACTGTTCATCTATCACTAACTGAAACGTTAGAAGCGTATTATCAAACAGTAAATACACCTTACGATTTTAAGTTATCGCCTTTAAAAGGAGAACTATACATCATTACAACAGAAGATGTTGCACCACCTCCTCCCCCTCCAGTAAAAAAATTCAATATATATGGAGATCTTTAGATTTGGATTCCTAAATTATTGATTGTATATTTAAAAAAATAAAAGTTATGACAAAAAGATTACATACAATTTTAAATGAAAAATGGAGACCCGATACATTAGAAGGTTATATCTGTCGAGATGAAACTAAATTAAAATTCGAAGAATTTATTAAACAACAAGATATCCCTCACCTCCTATTCGCAGGTAAACCAGGCGCAGGTAAAACAACAATCGCTAAAATATTAGTCAAAAATATTGATTGTGATTATTTGTATATCAATGCAACTGATGAACGTTCAATTGATGTAATGAGAGATAAAGTAGGAGCATTTGCGGCTGCTGGATCATTTAAACCACTTAAAATAGTGATTTTAGATGAAGCAACTCACATCTTACAAGCAGGACAAGTTATTTTGTTAAACATGATGGAAACATATAGTTTAACTACTCGTTTTATCTTAACAGGTAACTACCCAGAACGTTTAATCGATCCACTTAGAAGTAGATGTCAGGAATTTGATTTAGCTCCTCCATCTAAGAAAGTAATTGCTCAACACATTTCAGTTATTTTAGACAAAGAAAATATCGAATATGAAATACCTGATTTAGTAACTATTGTAAATAAATATTTTCCTGATTTTAGAAAGATTATCAATAACTGTCAAAAGTATACTATAGATGGTGTTTTAAAATTAGATACAATGTCTAATACAGACGACAACTATAAAGATGCTTTATTGGCTGAATTAAATAAACCATCCGTTAAATCGTTTAATAACATTAGACAAATTATTGCTAATACTGATTTAGAAGATTTTGATGATGTGTATAAATTTTTATACGAGAAATTAAATGAGTACTCTAATGGAAATGAAGGTATAATTATATGTTACTTAGAAGAATATATGTATCATGCTACTTTTAGATTAGATAAAGAAATAAACATAATGGCTTGTATAGCTAAAATCTTAGAAACAATAAAATAAATAAATAAAAACAAAATGAAAGACTTAACTCAACCCCAAATCGACATTACATTAACTAAAGCAGTTGTTGATGAAAATGGAAAACCAATTTTATTAGCTGAAGGAACTATCTTACGTAAAGGAAGTAAATTTATCTTAGGAACAGACAAAGATCCATTAATTCCAATTCCAATAATGTATGATGTAGAAACAAAGAAAATTTTATTAGATATGATTCCTAAAGAAATAAGAGAGGAATATTCAGAAATTGGATTTACATTAGAGCAAAAGTAATGACTAAAGACAAAATATATACTGTATTTGATTTAATTAAAGGAATCATTGACACTAAACCATCATGGGACTCATTGTCTCCTGATAAACAAAAGGTGTTTAATGGATATATGGTTAATAGAATTTTATCAATGAATCCTAAATATGTTGAAGTTGTTAATTACGTTCAAGGATTAAATATTAAAGATAATAAAAAGTTGTATGAGGTGTATTGTTTTTTGATCCCAAGATCAAAGAACACTTACTCCCCATTCATCAGATCAACTACTAAAAAACTATATCCAACTGAATTACTAAAACATATATCTGAACAATTTGAATGTGCTACTTCAGAAGCTGAAGAGTATATTCAAATGGTAGATAAAGAATGGTTAGAGGAAATTTTAACTAGTAGAGGAATAGATGAAAAAGAAATTAAAAAACTAGTAAAATGATAAAAGAAGAAAAAAAATTAATTTTAGGAAATGAACTTCCATTTCCTACAGGAACCATTGCTATAACACAACCTAATCATGTAGGATGTTATAAAATAGGTGGTGAGCAAGGATTACATTTCTATTTAACAATTAAACCAAAATGGTTTCATAGAAAAATGATGAAATTATGTTTAGGATGGGAATGGGTAAATAATAAGTAAAATATAAAAATGGCAAAAGAAGAAATGTCTGTTATTGAACAGCTAGAAAAAGAATATCCTACTATCGCTCAAGGATACAAACAAATAATGAAAGAACAATATACATTGTTTGCACGTAAGCACATAGACTATGGAATGTCAAATATCGCTGCTGGTACTCAATTAGTAAACGATGAAGAAAAAGACTTTGCATTAACTGGACTTTGGTATCGCTTATCAGATAAAGTAAATAGATGGAAAAATCTTATCATTACTAAACAAACTGCTAAAAATGAAGCATTAACTGATACTTATCAAGATATTACTAACTATGGCATTATTGCTCAGTTAGTAGAAAGAGGTCTTTGGAAAAAATAGTATGGCTAAAAGTAAAATTCCATCTACAATAAAACAAATCCAAAACTACAAACCGCAGGAAATAAACTACGCATTTCAAAAAACTATTTCCTATTCTCAAATGTCAATGTATTTGCAATGCCCTAAAAAATGGGCATTACAATACAGAGATGGACATAAAGTACCTAGTTTTTCTATCAACATGACTTTTGGAACCGCAATACACGAAACATTACAAAATTATTTATCTGTAATGTATAGTGAATCAGGAGCAGCTGCTGATAAAATTAATCTATGGGAATATTTTGAAGACTGTTTTAGTGCTACATATTTAAATGGATACAAATCAAACAATAATATCCATTTTACCAACCCAAATGAAATGAGAGAATTTTTTGATGATGGAGTAGCTATATTGGATTTCATTAAAAAAAGACGAGGCGAATATTTTAGTATTAAAGGATGGCATTTAGTAGGAATCGAGATCCCCATCGTTATAGCGCCAAATAAAACACATAACAACGTTTTATTCAACGGCTTCATTGACTTAGTAATGTATCATGAAGGAACAAATAAATTCGTTATCTACGATATAAAAACAAGTACTCGTGGGTGGGGAGATAAAGAAAAGAAAGACGAAATTAAACAATTCCAAATACTACTTTATAAATCATTTTTTAGTGAACAATTTGGAGTTCCTGAAGAAAACATCGATGTTGAATTCTTTATTGTAAAGCGTAAAATATGGGAAGAAAGTGAATTTCCTCAAAAACGTGTACAGATATTTGCTCCTGCAAATGGTAAAACAAAAGTAAAAAAATCAAAAGCAGCATTAGATACATTTATTGATGAAGCATTTAATTTAGATGGTTCATACAAATTCACAGACCACCAACCACAACCTAGTAAATCTAATTGCATGTATTGTCCATATAAAGATAAAAAAGAGTTATGCAACAAATCAACTCTTATATAATACGCATATATGTATATATAAACAATATGTTATGGAAGAAAACAAAGAACAATTAACCTCAGTAAAAGTCGACAAAACACTATTCGATACTTTTAAAATAGAGTGTGTAAAAAGAAAATTCTCGTTAAATAAACTTGTAAATCGAGCAATGGATTTATATCTTAACGATGAAAATTTTAGAAAACAAGTAACCAATTTAAAAACCAAAGACTAAAACCCGTTATGAAAGACAGTTTTGATTATTTACCTCAGAGCAAGAGGAAAAAAATACTTCTTATATGCGACGATATTCGAGCATTTAGTGGAGTAGCAACAGTAGCTAAAGAAATAGTATTAGGCACAGCACATCATTTCAATTGGATTAATATAGCAGGAGCTATACAACACCCAGATAAAGGAAAAAGATTTGATGTATCTGCTGAAACAAATAAAGTAGCAGGAATAGATGATTCATCAGTAATGATTTATCCAACTGATGGATATGGTGATACAACTTTTATTCGTCAATTAATTGCTATGGAAAAACCAGATGCTATATTTTTAATTACAGATCCTAGGTATTTTACTTGGTTATTTAATATTGAAAATGAAATTAGGAAAAAAATGCCTATTATTTATTTAAATATTTGGGATAGTCCATTTCCTTATCCATTATGGAATAAAGTATTTTATGAATCGTGTGATGTTTTATTGTCAATCTCTAAACAAACCAAAAACATAAATGAAGTTGTTTTAGGTGATAAAGCAAAAAACAAAATCATTAAATATATTCCTCATGGTTTAAATGAAGAAACATATTTCCCTATTACTCCTGAATACGCTAAGTATAAAGAATATAAAGAGTTTAAAAAACAAGTATTAGGTGATAAAGAATATAGTTTTGTTTTATTTTTTAATTCAAGAAATATTCGCCGTAAACAAATACCAGACACACTATTAGCATTTAGAATGTTTTTAGATGGTTTACCTAAAGAAGAAGCAGATAAATGTGCTATATTACTTCACACTGAAATAGTAAGTGAACATGGAACTGATTTAAATGCTGTAAAAGAATATTTGTTTGAAAATTATCCAAACAACGTTATATTCCACCAACAAGGAGTAGGAGCAGAACAAATGAATTGGTTATACAATATGTCTGATGCTCAAATATTGATTACAGATAATGAGGGTTGGGGATTAAGTTTAACTGAAGCAATGTTAGCTGGTAAACCAATTATAGCTAATTGTCAAGGTGGAATGCAAGACCAAATGCGTTTTGAAGATGAAAAAGGTAATTGGATTGATTTTAATGTAGATTTTCCTTCAAACCATAGAGGTACATTTAAAAAACATGGTGATTGGGCATTCCCAGTTTACCCAGCAAGTATATCGATTCAAGGATCTCCTCAAACACCTTATATATCAGCAGATAGAGTTGCTCCGGAAGATGTAGTTGCTCAAATAGAAAAAGTGTATTATTTATCTCCAGACATGAGAAAACAACTTGGTTTAGAAGGTAGAGAATGGGCTATAAGTGATGAAGCAGGATTTACAAGCAAACATCAAGCTAGAAGAGTAATAAATGCTTTAGATGATTTATTTTCAACTTGGAAACCAAGAGAAAAATATGAACTTATAAATGCTACAACTCATAAATTAGATGTATCTCGTAACCATAAATTAACTTATTAAAATAAAATCTATGAATAAACCACTTTTTATAATTAGCTGCCCCATAGATACCTACTCAGGGTATGGAGCTCGCTCTCGTGACTTAGTTAAATCCATCATTGAATTAAAAAAAGATGAATGGAATATACAAATAATGCCTCAACGTTGGGGTGATTGTAGTTGGGGATTTATTAATGATAACCCTGAATGGGGATTTTTATCACAATATTTTTTACCTCAACCACAATTAACTCAACAACCAGATATTTGGGCTCAAATAACTGTACCTAATGAATTTCAACCAATAGGAAAATACAATATTGGTATTACAGCAGGTATTGAAACAACAATTTGTCCTCCTGAATGGCTTGAAGGAGTAAATAGAATGAATATTACTTGGGTATCATCAAAACACTCTAAAAAAGTATTTGAAGATACTAAGTTTGAAAAGAAAGATCAACAAGGTAGAGTAATAGGATTAGTTCAATTGGAAAAACCAATGGAGGTTATTTTTGAAGGAGCTGATTTAGATAAATATAAAATACTTGATCCTAAAGAATTAACTAGTATTGATTTAAGTCCAATTAAAGAATCATTTGCTTATTTATTTGTAGGACATTGGATTAACTTAAATTCACCACTTGGTGAAGATAGAAAAAATGTTGGACTATTAATTAAAGCATTCTTTGAAACATTCAAAAACAAATTAAATAAACCAGCATTAATATTAAAAACATCTGGAGCTGTTAGTTCATACATGGATAGAGATGCTATATTAAGAAATATAGACGTTATTAAAAAAACAATAAATAGTAAAGATTTACCAAATGTTTATTTATTACATGGTGAATTTACAGATACTGAAATAAATGAGCTATATAATAACCCAAAAGTAAAAGCAATGGTTTCATTAACTAAAGGTGAAGGTTTTGGTCGTCCATTACTTGAGTTTAGTTTAGTTAAAAAACCAATTATTACTACAAATTGGAGTGGTCACACAGATTTCTTACATTACAAAAATAATGTTTTATTAAATGGTGAATTAAAACCAGTACACCCAGCAGTAGCAAATCAATTCCTACTTAAAGAAAGTTCTTGGTTTAATGTTAATCCACCTGAGGTAGGTGAAGCATTAATGAATGTATTTAAAAACTATGATGATTATTTACCAGGTGCTCGTAAGCAAGGTGAATACAATAAGGAAAAACATTGTTTTAATGCTATGAAAGAAGTTGTAAATGAACAATTAAGTAAAGTACCTGATTTTCCTAAACAAGTACAATTAAAATTACCTCAACTTAAAAAAATTGAATTACCAAAATTAACTAAAATATAAAATGAACGATAACTTAATAACATGCAAGCACTGTGGATCAGATGCTTGCTATGTAACCGAAAACTCAGACATCATCAAAACTTATAGCTGCTTCGGATGTGGATATACCAGCAATTCTTTAATGAAAGAAGGTGAAGAATTCTATGCTCAACAATTAGAAGTCCTACCTGAAATCTATAAAGACGTAATGTTTAAAGACGAGGATGGTTTAATGTGGATGCCTACTACAATCAATTTACCTCAACAAGGTATGGTGTTTTACAATGGCACAAATAAAGAAAATGCTAAATGGGCCGCTGTAAAAGCAGTTGAAGTACTAGAAGCAGAAAAAGAAAAATACCCAATTAAAGGCAAACCAGGAGAATTCTATGAATGGAGAATGGATATGTCTACTATAAAGCCTTTTGAAATGAAAGAATTTATGGAAGCTTTATCTTACATTGGGGTTTTACCAGAATAATTCTTATATTTAGGTTATGAAAATTAGTTATGCAATTACAGTATGTAATGAACTTAAGGAAATACAACGTTTACTTGATTTTTTATTATCTGAAAAAAAAGAACATGATGAAATCATTGTGTTAATGGATACAACTAAAGCTACTGATGAATTAGTATCAACACTACGTCATTATGAGATGCATAATATGGATCATATGACAGTATGGGCAGATAAGTTTGAAGGACACTTTGCTGATTGGAAAAACAAATTAGCTTCTTATTGTTCAGGTAATTATATTTTCCAAATTGATGCTGATGAATTACCTCACACTGACTTAGTAAAAATTTTACCATTAATGTTAGAACAAAATTCAGAAGTAGATTTATTTTTTGTTCCTAGAATAAACACAGTAGAAGGACTTACTCAAGAACATATTATTAAATGGAGATGGAATGTGGATGAAAAAGGTTGGGTTAATTTTCCTGACTATCAAACACGAATCTATAAAAAATCTCCTGAAATAAAATGGGAAGGTAAAGTACATGAAAGAATAACTGGTACTAAAACATTTTCCCCATTACCAGCTGAAGAGGTTTGGTGCTTGTATCATCCTAAAAATATAGAAAAACAAGAAAAACAAAATAATTACTATGAAACAATATAAAAAAATCTTTATAGCTGGAGCTAACGGGATGCTAGGTACTACTTTACAAAGTATTGTTGATACTAAAGATTTCCTACTCACAGATAAAGAAACATCAGAAAATATTAGTTGGTGTGATATTAGAGACCTACAATACACAACTAATCTAATTAAAGAATACCAACCAGACATAATTCTAAATTTTGCAGCATTAGTAGATTTAGAATATTGTGAAAAAAACCAAGACGATTGTTATTCAACAAATACAGTTGCTGCTATTCATTTATTCAATCTAGCTAAAGATTTAAACATTCCATATGTGTTTATAAGTACAGCAGGTATATTTGGTAATGATAAAGAATTTTATACAGAAGAAGATCAACCATATCCACTAAGTGCTTATGGTAAAAGTAAATATTTTACTGAACAACTTTTACTAAACCAAAACTACTCTAAATACTGGATATTCAGAGCAGGATGGATGATGGGTGGTGGTCCTGAAAAAGATAAAAAATTTGTTAATAAAATTATGAAACAAGTTAAATCAGGAGCTAAAGAATTATTTGTTGTAGATGATAAATTAGGAGTACCTACTTATACTAAAGATTTTGCTAGTTCAATTTTGAAACACATAGAAGAAGAATTACCTTATGGATTGTATAATATGGTGAGTCAAGGTGAAGCTAGCAGATATGAAACAGCAATTGCTATTAATGAATATCTTAATTTAGGATTAACAATACATAAAGTAGATAGTACTCACTTCAACACAGAATATTTTGCCCCACGCCCATACTCAGAAAAATTAATAAATAAAGCATTAAATGATTTAGGAAGAAATTATATGAGAAACTGGAAAGTATGTTTACATGAATATTTAGATAAATACTTTAAATAATGAATAAAATCCCTGTAGCTCGCCTTTGGCACAAAAAAGGTAAATTGGAATATTATACTATGTTTCAATTACATAAATTTTTTCCTGGAATTGAGTTTGAATTTCATATTATATTAGACCAACCAGATTATAAAGATGAATGGTCTAAAAAAATAGATGAACTACCTTATAAATGTTTTTGGTACTCTAAAGAAGATATGAGTAGCTATTTAAAAAATAGTGAATATGGAAACGAAGAATTAATTTCTAAAATTCCTAATTTTATTCATTTTTATCATATTTTAATTAACCATTATTTAAGAAGAGTATTTTCTTATGATTATGTTTTAAATATAGAATACGATGTTTTATTTAATAGTGATGATTTAACTCAATTAAAAGAATTCTTAACAACCAAAACACCTTTTAGTATAGTTGAACCTGCAAATTCAGGATGCGATAAAGCATTAGCTAAATCATTGTCTGATTTATTTCAACAAAATATAGTCAAATACCAGAATATAGGAATAAATGCTGGGTTTCAAGGGATTGATTTAAAAATATTTGATGAATTCTTAAACCCAACAACATTCAATATGTTGATAAATTGTTTTGATTTTTCAGGAATATACAATGAAGATGGGACTGAAAAAACAGGGTGGACAAGAACAATTCTAGACACTCAAGAACAATCATTTCATTCATTAATGAATGCTATTAGTCCTAATCATCAATTATTAAACCCAAGTGAATACTATGTTTTCCCATACTGGGTAGATATGGAACACCTTAAAAAATCTAAAGTTATTCATTTTATAGGTCATGAAAAACCAAAAGAAATGTTTGATATGATTGATAAAAATTTGGAAATCTTAAATTAAATTTATATATTTAGGTTATGAAAAAATTACATTTAGGTTGTGGAACAAAACATCTTGACGGTTACACTAATATTGATATTAGATACCTTCCAGGTGTAGATGAAGTAAATAACATTCGTTTTTTACGAAACTATAAAGAAAACTCAGTAGATGAAATTTATGCTTGCCATGTTTTAGAACATTTTGGTAGGTGGGAATATAAAGAAGTACTTAAACGTTGGTTTGAAATTCTAAAACCAGGAGGACAATTACGTTTAGCAATACCTAATTTTAGTTCTATTTGTTCGTATTATACCAAAACAGGTGATTTAAAATCACTAATTGGTCTTCTTTATGGTGGTCAAGATTATGATGAAAATTATCATTACATTACTTTTGATTATCATACTTTATCTAACGATTTAAGAAACATAGGTTATACTTCTATCTTAGAATGGAACACAGAAGACTATCCAGGAGATGATTATAGTAAATCATATTTACCTCACATGGATAAAGAAAATGGAATACTAATGAGTTTAAATATATTAGCAGTAAAGTAATGAAACTATTTATAGATTTTAACGATGAAAAACGGTTTATACCTAAATTAAAAGATATAGAACACATAGATTTTTCATTATTTTTAGATTGTTCTCCTAAAAACAAAGAAGAATTATCTTCAATTAATATATTAGTTCTTGTAGAACCAAATGAATATTTTGGTTTACATGATTGGGCTATCCAAAATAAAAATTTATTTTCTTTTATATTAACATATAATGATAAAGTATTAAATAATTGTGAAAATGCAGTATATTTACCTTTTGGATTTACATTTTTAAAAGAAGAACACTACCAAAAAGAACATAATAAAGAATTTAAATTATCTCATTTATGTGGAATTTTAAATAAATCCTACGGACATTCAATGCGTCATGAAATTCTAGCTAGAGAAAATGAATTTAAAATCTCTACTAACTTTTATAAAACAATAGGAGATAGACATAATCTAGAAACTGTAGGTAATGATAAAGAAACAGTATTTGGAAATTCTCAATATGGAGTAGTAATTGAAAATTTTTCTCATAGAGGATATTTTTCAGAAAAATTAATAGATTGTTTTTTACTTAAAACTATTCCTATATATTGGGGTTGTTCAAACATATACAATTATTTTTATGAACCTGGATTTTTTAAATTTGAGAATGTAGATGATCTAATTTATATTTCAAATATATTAACCCCAGAAATGTATGAATTAAGAAAAGATGCTATAGAACATAATTATCAATTAGCTCTTAATTACACAAATAATGAACAACGTGTAGTTGATAAAATAAAAGAAATATTTAATCTAAATAATTTAATATGAAAAATGTATACGATATAACTAATGAGTTTGAAAGACGTTTAGCTGAATACACAGGAGCTCCTTATGTAGTAACTGTAGATAATCAAAGTAATGCTTTGTTTTTAGCTTTATATTATGAACATTATGTAAATAAAAGTATAAAAACAGATTCAATCACTATCCCAAACAGAACTTACCCTTCAGTACCATGTGAAATTATTCATGCTGGTTTGAAAGTTAAATTTAGACAAGTTGAAGGAAGAACAATTAAAGGCTCTTATCAATTAGAAGGATCTAATGTTTGGGACTCTGCTTTATCATTTACAACAGATATGTACAAACCAAACCAACATATGTGTATTAGTTTTACAGGCCCATACAAACATTTTAAATTAAGTAAAGGTGGAGCTATATTAACAGATAATTATGATGCTAATTTATGGTTTAAAAGAGCAAGATATTCAGGAAGAAGAGAATGTTCTTATCATGATGATAATTTAGATATGCTAGGATGGAATTTTTATATGATGCCTGAATTAGCAGCACGTGGGTTATTATTAATAGGACAGTTTTATAATGGAGAAGGAAAACCAAAACATAATGCTGATTTAGAATTACCATACCCAGATTTGTCACAATTTCCAATTTATACAAAAAACCATGAATAAAGAATTTGATATTAATTTTGTAATATTTTCTCCATTTCCTGACTATGTTAGTTATATTGGAGGAGCCATTGTTCCTCATATTTTAGCTAATCAATTATCATTATTAGGAGAAAATGTTTATTTATATGCTAATTCAACAAATCCAAAATATAACGTAACTTGTATACCTTGGAAAACAGATATAGAGTTTGATCCTAAAAACACAATAGTAATAATTATTGCTGGAGATGGAGAACACACATTTGAACATAATATTCCTGAGTGTTTAAAAAATGCTCCTAATATAGTTAGGTGGTTAGTAAATAATCAATCAAGAATGTATCCTGAAGATAATAAACTTTATACTTACCACAAGTATTGGAGAGTATTAGATAATCAAAAAATAGATGGAGAGCTTTCTGTTATTGAATCAAATCATCATTTATTTTATGATCGTGGATTAAAAAGAAAAGGAACTTGCTATTTAATGAAAGGAAATTTAAATATAAATGAAGAACCTGAAAGAGTAATTCATAAACCTGAAGATTTATGCATAGATTCAATACTATATAATATCCCGGATTCTGAAAAAATGAAATTCTATTCAGAATTATTTAATCAAATGGAATATTTTATTAGTTATACCCCATTTACTCATACCTCAGTACTAGCAGCAATGTGTGGATGTAAATCTATAGTTATTCCTAAATCTGAATATGAAGGAATAAAATTTAGTAAGGAAAAATGGTTAAATGAAATATGGTGCTCTAAATATGGTATAGCAGTTGGATTAGATGATTTACCTAGAGCTATATCTACTATGGGTCAAGTTATACCTAATATAAAACACTATGAAGAAGTTACTCAACCCACTCAAGCAAAAAAGTTTATTGAAGATTGTTATGTTTGGTTAAAAGAAAAATATAATTTATAAAATGAAAAAACTATTAATCCTAGGGGCTAACCCAGAAACTATACGTCTTATTAATACAGCTAAATCTATGGGAATTTATACTATAGTTACTGACCATGACCCTAATGCTCCCGCAAAAAAAGTTGCAGATAAAGGAATCAATATAAATGGAATGGATGTAGATGGTTTAGTAAAATTTTGTTTAGAGGAAAAAGTAGATGGAGTATTAGTTGGTATAGCAGATAGATTGATTCAACCATATCAACAGGTTTGTGAAAAACTTAATCTTCCTTGTTATGGAAATCAAATGTCCTGTGATTATCTTACTAATAAAGGAAAATTTAATGAAATACTACCTAAATATAATTTATCAGGTATTCCTTCAACTAGATTATATAAAGCCCATTATCCGCTTTTTCCTTGGACAAAATTAACATTCCCTATTTTTATAAAACCTATAGACAAAAACTCAGGACAAGGAATGAGTGTGGCTTATAACCATGATGAATTAAATGTAGGAATATCTAAAGCTTTTAATTCAACAAACAGTGAATATATCTTACTAGAAGAATACATGGACTGTAATGATACAATGTTGAATTTTACCATTATTGAAGGAAAAGTATCTTTATCAGCAATGACAGACAGATATACTTGTAAATTACAAAAAGACGCAAGTAAAGTATGTTTAGGAGCTAAATATCAATCTAAATTTGCTCAATTATTTATGGATACTGACTATAAAAATATGTGTGATTTATTAAAAGAATTAGAAGTAAAAAACGCTATATTTACTATATCTGCATTTGTAAAAGATAATAAATTTTATTACTACGACCCAGGATTTAGATTACAAGGTGAAGCCCCCGATCTCCATATACACAATGTAACTGGTTTTGATCAAAAGAAATTTTTAATTAACTATGCATTAGGTATTAAAGATACACAAACCAATAATCCATTTAATAAATTTAATGCTACAATTTGGATATTAGTTAAATCTGGAACTATAAATAAGATTGATATATTCAAAGAAGATCCATCTATATTTTATGTATCTCAAAGATTCAATGTTGGTGATATAATTACAGATGAAATGTTAGGAACTGAACGTCAAGTAGCAGCTAGAATATACCTAACATGTAACACAGAAGAAGAACTTAAAAATAAAATTGAAGAAATTCAATTTAAAACAACAATATTAGATACTAATAACAATAATCAAATATTAGATAAATTTATTTATGAATAAAAAAACATTTGTTATAGCAGGAGGATCTACAGGAGTAGCAAAACAAGTAGTTTCTGAACTTATTAAGTTAGGACACAATGTAGTATTTGGGGATTTAGATGTTAAAAACGAATTAAAAGAAAAACAACTAATATCTATTTATACCGATGTATCTAATGTAAATGATTGTGAAAAATTATTTAAAATAGCATATGAAACTTTTGGTAAAATAGATGGTTTTTTTAGTTATGCAGGAATTACTCCTGCTCAATCATTATTAGAATGTACTGAAGAACTACATGATGAAATATTTAATGTAAATTTAAAAGGAGCTTTGTTTTGTTCTAAATATGCTGTAAAGTATATGAAAGAAAATAAAACTGGAGGTTCAATTATATTTACAGGATCTCCTCATTCTGATGCAGGTGAAATTGATAGAGTTTCATATGCGTGTTCAAAAGGAGCTGTTGTTACATTAGCAAACCACATAGCTAAAAACTATAGTAAATACAATATACGTTCTAACTATATTACAATGGGTTGGACACCAACAGAAGGAGAATTAGCTTTAAGAGAAAGTCAAGGAATGTCTAAAGATGATTTAGAAAAACATGCATCAACATTTATTCCTATGGGTAGAATGAACAAATACGAAGATATAGTCCCCACAATAATATATTTACTTTCTGATAATGCACTAATGGTATCAGGATCAAACATCAGAATTACTGGTGGTTGGTTTATGTAATAAAAAATAAAATAGTTATGAGAAGTAATCCTTTAGTTAGTATAATTATCCCAATATATAACAGTGAAGCATTTTTAGATAAATGTATTCAAAGTGCTATAAATCAATCTTATAAAAATATAGAAGTTATCCTTGTTGATGATGGTTCAATAGATTCAAGTGGAGAAATATGTGATAACTATTCTTCTATTGATAATAGAGTTAAAACAATCCATAAAACCAATGGAGGATTAGTTAGTTCTCGTAAAACAGGACTTCTAGCTTCAACAGGTGAATATGTGTTGTATATTGATGGAGATGATTGGGTTGAACTTGATATTATAAAACATTATGTAGATCAAGTTCTAAAATTTAATGCTGATGTTGTTATATCATCCCATATAGTAAATTTAGAAGGTAGAGAAGATATTTTAATGAACTCATTACCTTCTGGTGTTTATGATAAAGAAGTACTTAAATCAACAATTTATCCTAAAATGTTATACACTGGAAAATTTGCTCAATTTGGGATATTTTCATATTCATGGGGGAAATTATATAGAAAAGAAACATTATTAAAAAATCAATTAAATGTTGATGAAAATATAACTATAGGGGAAGATGCTTTATGTCTATATCCAACTTTATTAGACACTAACATATTAGTTATTTCAGAACAACCTGGTTATCATTATAGACAACGAGCAGATTCTCAAATGAAAACTTTAAGAAAAATAGAAATATCTAAAATGCAAAAGGTTTATGATGACCTTAAAAATATATTTTCTGATAAGGGAGTTTTAAATATAATGTTACCTCAACTCCAATATTATCTTTTAAGCTTATTAATAATTAATACTGAAGGTCCAAATGTAGATAATATAACAAAATTATATCCTTTTAATGAAATTAAGCCTAAAAAAAGATTAGTAATGTATGGGGGAGGTACTTTTGGTCAACACATGTATAAAAAAATAATTAATAGTAAATCATATGATATTCTAGCATGGTTAGATGAAAAACACAAACACTATGCAAAACTAAATCTCCCTGTAACAGGGTTTGATAAAATTAAATCCCTTGATTATGATGCTGTTTTAATAACATTAATTGATGAAGATAATTCTAACCAAGCAGTGTTAAAATTAATAAAACATGGAGTTGATAAAGATAAAATAATTCAAATTCCACGTTACAATATTTTAGTATCACTTTTACAATTTAAAATTAATTTATAGTATGGAACTAATTTTTCACGCAGGATCAAGCTTACTAGAAGGACCTATATGGGACGCAGTTAACAAATTAGTATATTGTGTATCAATAGAACAAGGTCTTATTTATCAAATTAACCCCAAATCAGGAGAAGTACAATCCTACCCAACTCAAGGAAGTGTAGGGTGTGTTGCTTTAACTTTAGATGGAAATCTTATTTCAGCAGAAAAAGAAGGAATTTTTAACATAAATCCTAAAACAAAAGAAAAAATATACTTAACTCAATTCGAATCAGATGTAAATTTACGTTACAATGATGGTAGATTTGATCCAGTTGGGAGATTTCTTGTAGGAACAAAGAGTGAAAAAGATTTTTTTCTTGAAAAAGAAATTGTGAAAGGTAAATTGTTTTCGTATTATAATGGAGTACATAAAGTATTATTAAATAATTTATTAATCTCAAATGGAATAGGATTTTCTCACAATGGAGAAAAAATGTATTTCATAGATACACCTACAAAGAAAGTAGCTCAATACGAATATAATTTAGCCACTGGTGATATTTTATTTGAAAAATTCATTGTAGAAATTGATGGACCCGGATTACCTGATGGAATGTGTGTTGATTTAGATGGAAATATATGGGTAGCTGAATGGGAAGGAAGTAGAGTTAGGAAATGGGATGTTAATACTGGAAGAGTACTAGACGAAATAACTTTGCCTTGTCCAAGAGTAACTTCATGTTGTTTAGGAGGAGAAAACATGGATGAACTTTTTATTACAACTGCTAAAAGTGAAGGTAATGTTTTTGGAGGAGCTTTATTTAAAGAAAAATTAAAATAAAATATATGATTGAACCATCAAAATTTGATAATGAAACCTTTTTAGCTACGAGAGAGCATCTTAATTCATTTATTAACAGAGTAGCTAAAACACACGGATATGAAGGTGCTAAATTACTTGAAATTGGACCTCAAGAACGTTCTGAAGTAAAAACTGCTTTTAATATGTGTGATATTAAAACACTAGATATAGTTCCGAATTATAATCCTGATATTATAGGAGATATTACTAAACATAATTCTCACATAGATGAATCTACATATGATATAGTTACTTGTTTAGAAATATTAGAACATACCTTAAATCCATTTGCTGCTGTAGAAGAATTAAGACGAATAACCAAACACGAAGGATATATTTTATTCTCAGCCCCACTAAATTGGAGAATTCATGGTCCTATTCCTGATTGCTGGAGATTTACAGAATTTGGATGGAAAGTATTATTAAAAGATTTTGATATTATTGAAATAGATAAACTAGAAACCCCAGACAGAAATTTATTTCCTATTAAATACAATATACTTGCAAAATGTAATAAATTAAAAAATGTAGATATTCATTCTATGAAATTTGAACCTATAAAATAATTAACACATGAAAATAATTTATAGAATATCAGACACCGGCTACAATAAAGTAAAGCCAGACTATATCAACAACGAAAATTGTTTAAATAATTTTTGTAAAGTATTTATTGAAGAAATTCATAACATTCATATTATAGCAGATAATGTTTCTAAAGAAACAACTGAAATGATTTGCAAGTATGTTAATCAATCTCAAATCACTCATGTTAAAATAGGTCATGGAGCAGGAACATTCAATCTAGCTTTAGATATGGCTTTAAAATGGGATGAAGATGAAATAGTTTACTTTGTAGAAAATGACTATATTCATTTACAAAATTCTCCTCAAATACTAGAAGAAGGATTTAAATTAGGAGCACCTTACATGACTTTATATCTTCATCCTGATAAATTTATACCTCCATTTGCTGGCGGAAATCCAGAAGTAGATCAAGATGGAGGATATTTTTCTAAAATGTATAGAGGTGAAACTCAATTGTTTGGGATGTTTAATAGTACAACTATGACTTTTGCTGCTAAAGTAAAAACATTAAAAGAAGATGAAGCAATATTAAGAAAATACACAAGTGGAACTCACCCAGACGATTTTAAAATGTTTCTTGAATTAAGAGATAAAAAAGGTAGTGCTTTATTATGCCCTTTAAACACATTCAGCACTCATGGAGAAACAGCTTGGTTAGCACCTTTATACAAAATAAAACAAGAAAACTTAATTAACGAATGGAGAAAACATACATTTCAGTAATCATCCCTACTTTTCGCAGTCCAGACGCTCTAGACTTATGTCTTACATCAGCTATTCAAGGACAACAAGATAGAAAAAATCAAATTATCTTTCTTTTCT